GAATCCTTTCCACAATGCCATGTATGCTTTCTTGAGATCTGGATCAGCTTTAGTATCTCCTGTAATCTCTGCTTCAGACTTATACATACCAGGCTTTTTCTTGTTGAAGACACTCTTCTTGCCGACAAAGAACTGACCATCAGCAGGATCATATCCACAGAAGATAGCAGGGGAACCATCCCACTTGGTAGTAATGTTTTTATTACCTTTCGGAACAGAAGAGAAGGTCTTAACTAAGTCATCAAAGTATTCAAAAGCTTCATGGACACCAGCAGATCCAAGCATGAGCATGAGGTCTTCAGCATGTTCGAGGTGAAGATTAGCAGTCATTAGATTAGAGCGTTTGTGTACTGGTGAAGACCGTCTTTCTTTTCGATGTAGTTTCTGACAGCAGTGCCAGACCATTCAATCTTGTGCCTGACTTGTAGTATATCATGCTTCATGCCGTTGTTGGTGTTGGTGACGGACAGTACAACAACTGGCAGCGGCCTCGCTCTGGCGCTCTGTGGGCTAGTCGTGATAATACGAGAAGATAAGACTAAGTTAGGTGGCACTCCAAGTTCTGTATTGCCATTCAAAGGAAGTTCTAACTTTCTCATATCATACTTTTCAAAAACTCCACCTTGTCTAAGTTCTACCAACTGAACATATTCTTCATTTTTAGTAGCAAAATCATGTATTGTATTAACAAAATGTGTTCTCCAAGCAGGACTAGTGAACTTAGTTTGTAGTCTTCTATTTGCCCAGATGTATACGTTTCTCATAACGGCGGCGGCATGATGGTGGGTACTGTCATGCTGAGTATTCTGCTGGATTTCATAGTATCTCAATAGATCAGGATTACTTGTGATCTGTTCATCCAGAATAAGACCCCATAAGTCTTGAGCTGTTTCTATATCCCAACCACCAACCTGAGCAAACTGATTCACTTCACGCTTCAAAGAGATCTGGGTAATATTTAAACGTTGACTTGTAACTAATCCATCTTTACTTTTAGGAGCATTATATCTGGCAGGAATATCTATAGTCTTAGCACCATTTATAGTCAAGTTAACGTCTACTTTAGTTTCTGTTTGACCACTAAGACCATCAGCTTTGATATGAATCCTATCATATACTCTATTGTAATACATCACATTAGCGAGTTGTGATATTTCTCTTGAGTTAGCATACGAAATACATTCAAATATTAATCCAGATCTATCATACAATGCTTGATCTCTTTCCTCTGGATCATCAGCCAAAAAGTGTCCAGGAAACACCAATGCCATGTTAGATTCCGCCAAGGCAATCTCTGTCAAAACATCATCATCCGGAATAATCCTTTTTGATTCTTTTGATGTTCTGTAGTTTTCTGATTTGAATGTGTGACTAACAGAAAAAGCATTACCTCTTCTTACAACATGCGGTTGGAGAGAATCTAATACTCTAGTTACATCTTGTTGTGTTACTCTTTTAGATTTATTAATAAATCTTGCTGCTATTGCTGCCGCTATTACACCCTCCGATGCGTCTCCCATGTTATATCGATACCTTCGAGAACCACCAGCAGATCCAACTCCAAACTTGATAGACAATGAGGTGCTAGCTAGTCTCTGTAGTCTTCTTCTAGCTTCATCTTTGGGTAAAATATTAAGTCTATTATCCTGATTATATACAGTAGGAAGAACTTTTACTTCGTTTCCACCTTTTCCACGAGCTGCTTCTAATAATAAAGGTCTATCAATATTGTACTCAGAAGTAAGAAAGTTATAGAGTTCTACAATAGATGCTATTTTTGCTTGGGCATAAGCACCTGTTGCCATCTCCACTACTTGCTCCTGACTATTAGGTCTATTGGAATATCCCATAAACACAAAAAAACCTTCCCTAATATTTAGGGAAGGTAACACGGAGGGAGGGGGAGTCGAACCCCCAAGGGCTTTAACACCTCAACTGTTTTCAAGACAGGTTCCGTCGCCAATCGGATTGCCCCTCCAATAAATCAACGACGACTACAGTAGTAAGCATCGTTGGGTTTGTCGGCACAAATCCAAATGGTTGTGCCTGTATTGTTCCAATGCCTTATCGCATTAGCGACGATAAAGCAGTTTGTGACGAGATAAGTAACAAAAATAAAAGTCCTAACCACAGCGACAGCATCAGCTTCAGAATCTGTGAGTCCATCTTTCCTCCCTAATGCTTTCGCCCATATCCTCCATGCCTGCCTCAGTCTCACAGGTCTCCATCCTTATTAATTAGAATGTTTTCAAGATACTTGTCGATACGCGGTGATACCCATGGGGTTTTCATGATCGTAAAAGAACTTATACCCTCAGTCTCAGTCTTCAACATCCAGAATGTATAATACTCTCCGGTTTTTTCATTTAGACGAGGTTCCAAATAATTTGGAGCAAATCCAATCATTTTATATGGAGAACCTTTATATCCTTTATTAAGTTCTTCTCTCACAGGAAGAGGAAGTTGAGAAACATCAATCTCATCAAGGTGATACTTTGTCTTCATCGATCGTCTTCTGCTCTATTATTGCTGTAGTAAGCATCAAAGGCACCAGCAGGATAACGCTTACCTAGTTTAGTAATGTTAGTGTCAAGAACTTCCTCCAAGGTAACACCAAGTGCTTGAGTCACTTGTGCCACATACCACATAACGTCACCCAACTCAATAATGAGATGCTCTCGATTGTCGTCGTTCCAAGGTTTACCCTGGTACACCAGCTTCTTAACGATCTCAAGGATCTCACCACCTTCACAAGCAATCCCAGTAGCACCAGTATAAAGACGCTCAATATTGGCACCCGCTCGATCAAGTTCAACAAGACGGTCAGCAAGAGCAACAAAATCTTTTGACTCATCACTGGTCACACCGTCAACAAACTGTTCGTACTTTGTAAAATCAATCATAACCAATCAGAAAAATCTCGTTTTTGTTTAGCAACAGTATCAAACTGTTCGAATGTATCTTCATCAACGGAATCCAAAATAGAGTCAGTTGAATCAGTGTCTTCTACATTATAGAGCTTCATCTTCGCTCTGTCAACACCAACAGTAAATCTCTTGTAGAAGGAGGGATCATTATATCTGTTCTTGAGTTGCTTGACCATGATCCTACCAGATTGTTCAAGTTCCTCAGTAGAGATAAGAGCAAACATAAAGTCAGCAGTGGCAGGAAGCCCAAAAGACTCACTGGTGTCGGTAAGATCGACATCACTATTGCCAAAACCACTCCTAGTAGTTTGAGTAGCAGAAACAACTGGAACGTTGTGCTCAACAGCAAGTCCACGAAGTTCTTCTGCAATAGCTTTAACATATGTATACGAGTTAACAATATGTCCCTTGTAACGAGACGAGGCACATATATTTAAGTAGTCAACAAAGATAATATCTGGTTTGAAATATTTCTTAAGACTTAACTCGTTCAACAATGCTTTGAAATGACCAGCGTGAGCCGATGCTGTAGGATATTCTTTGATAATAAGTTTACCCTGTGTCTTCTTTGCCAGTTCGTTAATCCTACTAGTGAATACAGACTCAGGAATAGTTCCGATGTCTTTGATGTTAACGTCAAGTAAGTTAGCATCAATACGTTCGGCAATCTTTTCCTCTGCCATTTCACAGGTAATGTATAGAACATTATATCCCTGTGAGATACAAGCAGCGGCATGATCACACATAGCGAGAGACTTACCTACACCAGTGCCCGCCAAGATTACATTAAGTGTCTTCTTGGGAAGACCACCTTTAGTGATAGTGTTCATCTTATCTAGATGAAATGGAATCTTATCTTCCTTTAGATGATAGAAATCAAATCGTTCATTGGCATTCTCGAAGTAGTCGTGACCTACATGTTCATCGAACGATACTGCCAGGGCCTCTTGGAGTATGCTTGGGATCGCGTCCTTTGATACTTTCTGTTCACCTCCATCCGCAATCTTGATGGATTCGAGTAGAGCGAGATAGATTGCTCTGTCCTTACACCACTTCTCTGTGGTGTCAAGTAACCATTCGTATTCGATAGGGTCATCCGTGAACTCCTTGATTGCTTTAATAGCATCTTGATAGGTTTCTTCATTAAGGTCTTTCCTACCCTGAAGATTGATGATAATAACCTCATCAGTTGGCGGCATGTTGTACTTACTAGCGAAGTCCCAAACCTCCTCATAGATAATCTTTTCATGATATGATTCAAAATAATCTGGTTTAACAAATGGGACTACTTTCCGATAGTAATCTTCATTACAAAATAGATTACGTAAAATAGTAGTCTCAGTCCTCTCCATCAATAGTCTCCTCCTCTCCAGTGCCGTACAACATTTCTTGCTTTACTACTTCATCGATAGCTTCTAAAACCTCTTGAGTAAAAAACTGTTCTGGTTCTTGTAAGATCGTCTTTCCGTAGTATTTTTTGCCATCGATTTCGAAGCGAGTGCCAGACTTACCCCACACGCCTGCCTTGACTGCGTATTCTTCCAGACCATAATACTTGTCCAGTCCACGATTATCAAAGAACAGGCGAGTTTCTACCTGAGAGTTTTCCCTTGTCAGACGAGACTTCTTAGCCTTGCAGCGGATAATGTTTCCGACTTGATCCGTTCCATCTTTTTCCTTTCTCTTTCCGAGAAATATGACTGTGCTAGCAGAATACTTGAGTCCGCTACCTCCTCCCATTTCCTCTTCAGGATACATAGCACCGATTTTGTCATAGGTATGATTGGTAAAGATCATTGGTACATTAGCCTTGCCACACTTGAGTGTCAAGACCCTGAAAGCTCCCTTAACAAGTTGAGTTTTAGTCATGTCACGCTTTTCA